AGCTCGCAATAGTTGTTGAGTTTTTATGTTTCTCAACAAGTCCACGAATTTTCTCCCTTTGATCTGTGTCTGTGCCGCCATATACGAAATATACATTTTCACTTCCTTTCATACCGTCATATAATATTTTACCATGTTTTTCTACTAATTGAAACAGACAGAGGGTGTTACCGCCAATAGTATTACATAAATTTAAAATAAACTTATTTCTAGATTCACACGAAACAAGGTAATTTATTTCTTCAGCATAACTCATCCTCTTTTTAATCTCTGGATGTTTTAGTGCTATACATTTTATCTTTAAGTTCGCCAGAGTTTTTTTATCCATCAACTCTCTAGTCGTTACAACCTTCTCTACTGCACCAAACAACCCCTCTAATACTAATTTGTGTGTTTCTGTACCATCAAGTGTCCCTGTAAAACCAAATCTGTATTTACATTGGTGTAATTTAGTCATTATTCTTGTTAGAGACTTAGCCTTAAATGTGTGAGCCTCATCGCCAATTACGCAACCAAACTGTTCAAAATATTTCTTAGGCATTTTATAGATAGACTGCCACGTTGAGATCACAACATCTTTAGTAACCTTGCGGTCATAGCCCTGATATATTTTCTGGCAATATGTACCAGACGACCATCCATAGTCTTCGAAGTCTGTATACATCTGTTCAACCAATGATGTGGTAGGAACAAGAATCAAGGTTTTCAAGCCCATTAGGTGATAATAACGAATTAGAGAATATATTATTAAAGATTTACCAGAAGCAGTAGGAGAAAGAAGAAGAGCACGATTTCTAGAGATAGCATGTTGCACAGCTTGTATTTGATAATCTCGTACTTTAAGAGACTTTCCTTTACTTTTAAGTTTGAGGCTTCTGACGAACCCGTTAACAACCTCACTAGCAACGACCCTCTCATCTTCTACTCCCTTCTCAAGTATATAGGAAATATTATGTTTATCACAGTATTTTTTAACATATTCCAACAATCCCACATATATCTCACCTGTAGCTGGAGAGAATAATCGTATTTTACCATCCCATACACGATTACGAACTGCTGGCATAAACTTTGCGTTTGGAACCTCAAAAGTAAAGAAAGAATTAAGTTCAGCAGCAATTGAAGGCTCAACATCAGTTAGTTGCAAATAGACTTCATTTTTCTTGGATATATGCATCTTGGATAACACCCACTACATCATCCCTGCTTCGAATTTTTTCCACTCTATTGAGTTTTTGATATCCCAGCCACGATTGTCAATTGATTTGATTACGCCCTTGCAATAATCTACACAAGTTTCGTAGTAACCAATTTTATTAGAAATTTTGAGGATATCTTCATCAGACTGTATATACATGACAAGATCCGTTTTCATAACTCTAATGTCAAACGGCTTTGCAGCATATACCTTTGCTTCTGCCTTACCACCATAATACTCCCATTTCTGTCGATATAGGAGCTGATGGTCTGTTTTTGCTTTAACCAACAGAAGTTCGAAGTCTGCTTTATGGTTTAACCACTTCTGTTTGATAGCCTGATTTTTATATGATTCCTGATCAATTCGTTCATGATCAGAGATAGGGAGGTCTTTGTTTGCACTTTGTTTTAAAACTTCTAAATCCATAATATCTCCATACTAAAAAGTGAGCAGTTTGGTTTCTCTCCCTTGTTTTATATTACCACAATCAATGTTGTGTGTTTTTAGATTTGATAAATGTTAAAGCTTACCAAATCTGCTCATAGGTATTTAGACACTTTCAAACTTGTAAATTTGATATTCGAATGATGCTGTGGCGGTTAGATACTCAACATCTGTTGCTGTCTGTGTAAAATCCAACGAACTGAGTGTTGTGGGAAATATATTCTGAAAATTAATGTTTAAAATTGGGTTATTTTTATTTGACAGAATCATAAGAAATGCATCAGAGTACATTGCTTTATCTGGAACGGCTTGTTCAACAAGGTCAACTGATGGAGTTGAACCACCGGCCGGAGTGTTTGATGTTTCATCTCTATATGTTTTAAATTCTGCTCTGTCACTAGGAAACCCTATACCTGTCATCCAATCATGAAGAGATTTATAGTTTTCTAAGTATTCATCTACGATAAATGTAATATCAAGAGTATCATATTCTACTTTATCACCCATAGTTGGAATGTCTTTATATGGTGTTGATACTGTTGCTACCCCCACTGTAATGCCTGGTAAATTTGCACCGACAGTAAAAAACTCCACTTTCGGTAACTGTTGAATACCAAAACGAAATTGGGTTGGGCTTGCATAGTCCAGTTTTGTTGGTTGTCTTGCGAGTGGTGATTGTGCTGTTGCCATAATACTATTTATAACTTCTTATTACTTTCTCATATTAGCAAGAGGGTTCTCAAGAGCTTTCTTAATCTGATTAGAGATAGAATCTCTCAATTCCTTCATTTCTTTTTTTAATCTGGTTTCCAGAGCATCCATATCTTTTCGTATTTGTTCTCTACGAGTATCAAATCTATCAGAATTGACTGTTACCATCTTACGAACTTTGGTATCATTTTTATCAATACTGTCTCGTACTAACCGAAAGGCCTCCTTGCCACGTTTCTCTATACTGTCAACCTGTTTTGACATTATGTGCAATTCGTCTTTGAGATCAGTCTTAATCTCTTTAGTATAATCTCTGGCATCTTGAATTAATTCTTCTTTTGCTTTCACCTCAACCGTTAGGGCTTGCATCTCTTCACGGAGAACAGCAAGTTTCTTATCAAACCCCGATAAGTCTGGTGCTGTGTATTTCTCTATCTTTGTTCTCATATTTACGTAGTCTTTATAAAACTCAAAGCCTGCGTAAAGTCCGCCTCCCAGTGTTGATAATGCTGTAATAATTACGAATATTTTTCCACCCCGAAACTTAACACCGGCAAACTCAACTTCTGTTTTGCCGTCATCTGACATTTGTTAACTCCTATTTGTATTGTAATTCTATTAATGCGTTGTGTGCTGCGTCACTTCCACCTATCATAAAATAGGCAGCTGCATTATTATCCGAAATACTATTATCTGGTATTGTCGTTGGTTGAAAGAAATTGGGTGTGTCTTGTAACATTTTTTGACTACTAAAGAAAGACTTTGAATTACCTAAAACTTGCATAACGATCAAAGTTTTTAATTGATTACCCCCTTCATACTTACCTTTATCCCCCATATTTTTAACTATTTTATTTGCAGATTTTTGTTTTGCTTGTCTCTTAGCCTGTTTCTTAGATACAGGTTTATTTTGTTTCTTCACAGATACAGACTTAGTTTTCCCTTCTTGTTTTTTAGTGGATTGTTTTTGTACTGTAACACTTTTTGATTCAGCCTCTGGTTCTGGTTCTGCATCTGGTTGCTTTGACTCTGGTTTATTATCAGAACTTGCAGCATCTTGTGGTTTAGCATCGGCAACTTCGGGCTCTGGTTTTGGTTCTGCATTTGATTCTGTTCTTGGTTCTTCTGCTGGCTGCTCTGGTTCCACATTAGGTTCTGATGTTGTAGTTGGTTCTGGAGTTGCGACACTTCTTCCACCTTGCGGTGCTGGGGCTTCCATAGGTTCTCCACTTGATAAATCATTATTCAATTCCATTTCTATATTTGCTACTTGTGTTTCCATTTGTACTGGTGGGCCCATTTCCATAGAAGGAGCCTCAATACTTACTACCTCAATTGGAGGCGGTGTTAATTCTACTGGTGCCATTTGAACAGTTTGTTGTTCACTGGGCCCGCCGCTTGGCATCTCTTGAATCGCTTCAACCGGCGGCGGTGCTAATATTGCAGCATCATTGTTTGAATTAGTTGGCTCCATAATATTTACGCCTGGCGGCAATTCGTTTGAAGGTGGTGGTGGACAGGTATTTAAAATTTCACAACTAACTGTACTGACTAAATCTGAATATGTGGTGGATGTTGTTATTTCTGTTTCTATTTCATTATACAGAAAAGTAGTAAATACATTATTAAAACTTGGCCCATAGAAACCACTCCAATATCCGTTATCAATACCAGATAAAGTTAATGTTCCACTATAGATATTATTACCAGCATTTATGTTCAGAGTTCCTGTTTCTGTTTGATTAGTTTGATACGTAGTGCCCATATTAGCACCACCAGTTACACCTATAGCTTCATCACCTAATAAAGTACCGCCCTCATTAAATATTTCAAGTTTAATTGACCATGTATCTGTAGTGCCTCCTTGAGAATAATTACCACCTATTTGATTATTACGAGTATTGTTAACATCTGCACCAAATGAAAAAGTCATACCTTGCCCAGATTCTGTTTGACTTATATTAAAATTTTCAATATTTTCTATAGTTTCACTCTGTGTTATTGCTCCTGTACCGTAAGAGGTTTTAAACCCAGTGGAAGGGCTAAATGCACACCCAGAACCGCCACAGGCTGCAATATTCCAATCGGTAGATGAACCACCACCTTGATTATTTGTAAAAGTTGGGTTATCGACAATATTAGGAACCGCTGTCTGTGTAACAGTTGTTGTGGTTGTAGTAGTTGTAATAGGGGTTGTTTCTGTAATAGTTTGTGAACCATCATCATTATTGACAGTTGTTGAAGTAGAAGTACCACTTGATTCTGAAGTAGTAGTGCCTGATGTAATTGTGTTGGAATCTACGCCATCACCGGCTCTAGAAAATGAGGAAGGGAGGAATACCAAAGAATATACCAATAACGCTGAGAACAACCGCAGCGCCGCCGACATACGCAAATGTGTTTGGAGCTTCGGTAACTCTTTCTTCTGTGGAATAATCATCGGGCATTTCATAATCTAGTCCTCTATTTCCTCTGTTGTCTCCGTCAATTCTTTTTTTTTGAATACTTTACTATCAGTTGGTGCGTCTTCGGGATTTTCTTCCCAATTCTTTTTAGCATCATCACCGATTGTACCTTCGTATGGGCAGGGAGTTCCAGCCATCCACATTGCATCAAATGCTCGAGCATCTTGACATAATAGAGATACAGCAGCAACTTTCATGCCCATACCGTATATGGAACGAGCAAGTTTTAGTCTTTCACAGTTTTCATCAGTTACAGTTATACCTGAAGCAAATCCTAAAATTTGCGTTTGTATAGCAGCACTTGCGGCACTTTTACACACATCACTGTTGTTAATAACAATTGAGGGAGCAGATGCAGTTGGGGGCGTTTTGTCCGTTACTACTGTAGATGTAGTATTTGTATCTGCTGCAAATAATAAAGAAGGAAAAAGTACTATAAAGCCTGTTACAATAATCAGCTTTTTTAATTTCATATTTATATTTATAAGTTTAGAGCAACTATAAACAAAAAAAGGGAGTGCCGAAACACTCCCTAAGTTTAGTTGTAGAAAGTTCTTTTTATTATTACATAAGGTTTACAACCTGAACCCTACGATACCAAGCATTGGTATTTGCATCCAAGGACGCATCGGTATTAACTGTGTCACCAGCAGCAACCGCACCAGATGCGGCAAACGGGTTAGCAGCAAGACCATAACGTGTCTTGAAACCAATCTTGGGCTGGAAGGAATTTTCACCAACCGCACGAACCATCTGTAGCGGAACGTAAGGACAATAAAAGAATCCAGCGTCATATGGAGATGTGCCTTTGTAACCCAAAACATAATACTGTTTTGCAGCAACATTAGCAGAATACGGATCAACATAAACTTTGAACCGGCCATTCATCACACCAGCAAAGGTAGCAGATGTGTCATCAACATTTAGATTGTTGGAGTTAAGAGCAGGAGTATAATCCAAAACACCTGCCATCTGAAGTGCAGAAGCAACATCAGCAGAACAGATGATTATATTACCTTTACCCCGGCGAGTCTGTTGTCCAATTGCATTGGCATCACGTTCAATCTGGAACATCAAACCTTTGAACTTTTCAACACTCCAACGTCCGTTAGAGTCTGTATCAAGGTCGAAGATACCAGCATTAGTCGTGTTTACCTGAGCACCAGCAACAGCGGTTACATAAAGTGAACGAACAACTTCACGGTTGATTTCTGCAAGGATTTCTGTGGACAGAATATTAGCAAGTTCTGTCTCAGCATCCAAACCGTGGATTGCTTTTAAGTCCTGAGCAAGTTCCATCGTGTACTCGGCTTTGAGAGCACGGGAAACTGCCGTAACTGTGGACTTTTCGATTGAGAACGCCATTTCAGCGAAAGCATTACTACCACTATCGCCTAAAGCTTCGGCCTGCGCCGTAGTCATACCAGTTGCACTTACATAAGTACCTGGCGAACTATCATTTAGAACCGCAGGATTGGTTTCTGCTGCACCAACGTCACCACCACCAATAGAACCAGCAGCGTTCTGGTTAGAGATATCGGGCATCGACTCGTCAACGAGAGCTTCAGCACCGTCCTGAGAGGTAAACGAGGAGCGCATTGCAAAGATAAGACCAGTTGGTCCTGTCATTGGTTGAACGCCACATACGTCATAAGCAATCAGGTTAGGCATTGCGCGGCGAACGAGAGAAATCATGATTGGATCCCATGTATCCATCTGTCCACCAGACATTGCGTTTACAGGAGCGACTTCTGAAAGGAATCCTCGATCCTCTCTTAAAGCAGCTTCTTGGTTTTCTAGGATGAGAGTGGTTACGGCCCGCTTATAAGAATCCTCAATCGGGGGAAGATCGGGATGTTCAAGGACTGGTTGCCACTTTTCCTGTAGATGTTCTGTTTGAAACATTTGTTTCTCCTTTATTTTTACATCTTTGTTATAATATTAACTGGCACGTTGCTGATTACGACTGATAGCCGACATATAAGCGCCCATTGCTTCAGTCGTATCAATGTCCTGTGCGGTGCCACCATCTTCATCATCAAGGGATTGTTCAACTGCCGTCTTAGGGAAATAATTATCCTTTAAGGTGTCGAGTTTTGCTCTAAAGGACTCTTCATCAACAAAATCGACATCTTCTACAAGGCTTTTGAACTTTTCAATTTCAGTGTCGGTTAAATCTTCGGAAGCCTCGGAAATAACCTGTTCACGAACTAGACCAGATTTATCTGTTTTAAGAGCAACGTTACGCTCCATAACCTGATTAACCTTTGATTCAAGTTCGTCAATTTTTTCAGATTGTGCTTCAAGTACATCGTACTTCTCATTCGGCACATCAATATAATGATCTTCAAATAATTGTTTCAGCCCAGAGATGAAGTCTTCTGCGATCTCGCCTTTAAGTCCACGCTCGATAGCCAACTCGTTCTCTTTCATCCATTCATCAACGACATAGTTAAGATATGTATCTACTTTTTCTGTAAGACCTTCAACCTGTTCTGATAATTTTACATCAAACTCAGAAGTCAGACTGTCATGAATACGAGTAATCTCTTCACGGGTCTTTGATTTAACTGCAGCTTCAAAAATTATTGCAGCCTTTTCTTTAAACTCTTCAGAAAGTTCTTCACCTTCCGTAAGGGCTGCAACATCTTCCTTGACACTAATCGATTTAATTTTTTCTTCGATGTCTGCCTTTGCGTCTTCAAGTTTCTTCAACTCTTCTTCAGACTTTGCATTTTCTGCTTCAGCCAATTTAGACTGATGTGCTGCAAGCATTTCATCGATTTCAGATTTTTTCATTTTACCAATCTGTTCAAGTGTCTGTGCCTTAGTTAACTTTTTGGCCTCAGAAACAACTTCTTGGTCATCTTCTGGTTCTACATTATCCCCAGCGGCTAACTTTTTTGGGGCATCTGCTTTACCAGCACCCTTCTGTTGAGCATCACCAGAAACTTCCTTGGATTTAGCTTTGTCGGTGAGGTCTTTTTCCTTACGGTCCTCATCTGCTCCTTTTTCAACTTTAGCCTCTGGCTCTGCACCGCCGAGGTCATCTGTTTCTCC